TGGGCACGATCCTGCATTACGATTCCGTGCTGGCCCGGACGCTGGACAAGCCCACGTGGCAGTCCAAACGGTTCCGCTCCATCGTCCAGTGGCCGGAACGGCTAGATCTGTGGGACAAATGGGAAGCCATTTTGCACGCCGACGGCCCCGTTGCCGCCCGTGCCTTTTACGATCTCTATCAGGACGATATGGAGCGCGGCGCGGTCGTGTCGTGGACTGCGGGCCGCCCGCTGTACCAGCTTATGACCAAACGGGCGGACTCGCACGCGGCTTTTGACTCGGAGCAGCAGAACGATCCGCTGTCCGGGGACGACGCGCCGTTTGCCTCGTGCATCACGTTCTGGGTCGACCGTTCCCGCGACTGGTTGTTGTTCGGGGCCGTTGACCCGTCTCTCGGCAAGCTCGGCGCGGGCCGTGACCCATCCGCGATCCTCGTCGGCGGGTTACTCCGCGACACCATGACGCTTGACGTGGTGGAAGCCAGTATCAGGAAGCGCCACCCCGACCGCATCATTGAAGACGTGATCGCGCTGCACAGCGCGTATCATTGCCTGAATTGGGCTGTTGAGGCCGTGCAGTTTCAGGCGTTTTTTGCCGACGTTCTGGCACAGCGGGCCGCAGCCCGTGGCCTCGCGCTTCCCGTGCGCCCGATCATCAACAGTACCGATAAGCAACTACGCATTGAGACATTGCAGCCCTATTTCGTGCAGGGCCGCATCCGGCTGCACACCTCGCAGCAGACGCTTATCGATCAGCTACGGCACTTCCCGAAAGCCGACCACGACGACGGGCCGGACGCGCTCGAAATGCTCTGGCGGCTGGCCGTCGGCGGTTTCGTCAGCCTGCGGGATGCGTTCGAGCGGGTGCCGCGTCAAAGCCCGTGGGGCGTGCGGCCCAGCGAGGACGACGATTTTGATAGCTTCGATACCTACGGGGGATGGACGTAATGATTTTTAGAAGACCGGCAAAACCGCGCCCGCGCAAGCGTGATGCGCTTTCCGCGCAACAGACGGAAACAGGCGGCGGCTTGACGCCCATGCTCTACCTTGAGCGGTGGGGCAATATGACCAACCGCCTGACGCCTTCCCGTTTATCCTCCATTTTGCAAGCCGCCGACGACGGCGACATTGCCGAGCAGCACGTGCTTTTCGCGGATATGGAAGACCGTTGTGAGCATCTGGCGGCGGAAATCGGCAAGCGCAAGCGGGCCTTGCTGACGCTGGATTGGGAAATCCTTCCGGGCCGGGCAAAGGACAAAAAGGCGGAAGGCGTGGCCGCCGCCGTGCGCGAGCAGTTCGACATGCTGCCCACAACTTCGGATCTCCTGCTCGACCTTGCCGACGGCATAGGCCACGGTTTCGCGGCCCTTGAGATTGAGTGGACGCAAACCGGCGGCCTGCATATCCCGGCGGCCTTCCACCACCGCCCGCAAAGCTGGTTTCAGGTCATGCGGGACAACCGCAACGTGCTGCGGTTGCGCGATGGTTCCTATGAAGGGGCCGAACTGTGGCCCTTTGGTTGGGTCATTCACACGCACCGCTCGAAATCCGGGTGGCTTCCGCGCGTGGGGCTTTTCCGCACGGTGGCGTGGGCGTACCTGATCCGAGCCTACGCCCTTGAAAGCGCGATCCTGTATACACAGGTCCACGGCCTCCCATTCCGGCTTGGGAAGTACCCGCCCGGAAGCTCCGCCGAAGACAAAGCCGCGCTCAGAACCGCCCTTGCCAATCTCGGACGGGACGCTTCCGGCATTATTCCGCAGGGTATGGAAATTCTTTTCGAGTCGCCCGCCAATGCCACGCAGGACATCCCGGGCATTCTTGTTACCCGGTGTGAACAAGGCATGAGCAAGGCCATTCTCGGCGGGACGCTGACCACGCAGGCGGACGGCAAAACGTCAACCAATGCGCTTGGCGAAGTCCACAACGAGGTCCGGCACGATATCCTGACATCCGACGCCGCGCAGATCGCCGCGACGATCACCCGGCAAATCCTTGCGCCGCTGGCCTATCTGAACTGCGGCGTCAGCGATCCGGCGTTGCTCCCGTGGTTCCGGTTCGACACAAGGCAGGCCGAAGATATTCAGGTGTTTGCCGACGCACTCCCCAAGCTGGCGTCAGTGATGGATATACCGGCGGCGTGGGCGCATGAGAAGCTCAAGATTCCGCAGGCCGAAGAAGGGGAAAAGGTGCTTGCCGTCAAGCCGCAGGCCATGCCGGAACCCGCCGCGCTGACCGCAAGCGCCAAGGCCGAGGATGGCCCGGCGTCAAGCGGGTATGCGGATCAGGATGCGATCGACGCCATGCAGGCCGACGATGCCCTTGCCGACGCCGCCGAAGCCCTGCTTGCGCCGCTTATTGCCGAGATCGAAAACGGGCTGACGCCGGAAGAACTGCAAGAGCGCCTTGGCGATCTCTATCCTCAGCTTGACGAAACGCAACTTGCCGACCTGCTCGCGCGGGCGTTTTTTATTGCCGATCTGTGGGGGCGCGCCCATGCCAGGACCTGATCTGTCCTACGCGCTTGGCCTCACGCCGGTGGAGGCCGTGCGCTACTTCCGGTCAAAGGGCATCGCCGTTACCGAAAACTGGCATGATCTCTGGCAGGAGGCGCAGGCTCGCGCCTTCACCGTAACGGGCATCACGAAGCTTGATCTCATGCAGGACATCCGGGGTGCGGTCGATGCGGCGATCAAAGAAGGCAAGACCGAGCAATGGTTCCTGAACGAACTTACGCCGATCTTGAAGAAAAAAGGCTGGTGGGGAAAAAAGGAAGTGACGGACCCGGACACCGGGGAAGTCCGGTATGTGCGGCAAGGCAGCCCGGCGCGGCTGAAGCTCATCTACCGCCAGAATACGCAATCCGCCTACATGGCGGGCCGCTACAAGCAACAGCTCGAAAACGCGGATTCCGCCCCGTACCTGCGCTATATCGCCGTACTTGATCAGAAGACCCGGCCCGCCCATGCCGCCCTGCACAACATGGTTTTTCGTTATGACGATCCTTTCTGGGGCGCAATGTATCCGCCGAACGGCTGGAATTGCCGGTGCCGCGTCGCCGCCTATTCCGAATCCCGTTTGAAGCGCCGGGGGCTGAAAGTTTCCGACAGCGCCGGGCATATGGTCACGCGGGTGGTCGAAACCGTCAACCGGCAAACCGGGGAAGTCGTCCGGCGCACCGTCACCGGCTACCGGCACGGCGGCAAGGGCTCGCTGGAATCCTTCACTGATGCGGGATTTTCATACAATCCCGGCAAGGTGTGGCTTGAAGACGCCCTTGCGAACGTGCCGGAACCCGCACAGGCGGTTACATGGAAGGATATGGGCTTGCGCCCCCTGCGCGACGTTCCCGCCGAGGAGCGTCTGCCTGCGCCGGAGCTGTTGCCCATAGCGGACTCGCAGGAAGAGGCGGAAAAGCGGCTTGCCGAGGCGTTGGGCTTTACGGACGAGCGCCAGCGCATCGTTGAGACGCCGATGGGGAGCCGCGTTATCCGGCGCGAATTGCTCGCGCATATGGTTGAAAAAAGACCGGACGCACGGGAACGGTTCGCAAACTATGTTTTGCCGACGCTCACACAACCTTTTGAGGTTTGGCTTAAACAACACGAAGACGGGACGCTGCGGGAAAACTATATCGGCCTGTTCCGGGAAACCAAGTATTCGTTACTGGTTGTTGTGCGGATAAATCGGGACGGTTCGCTCGTGTGGAACATAATGCAAAGGGAAGACAAAAAAATGGACAAGCACCGCGAGGGAATGCTTGTCTATAAAAAGAAAAGCTGATCCGGGGTCAAGTCTCCCTGTCAGGAACATCCGGTCCAGCAGGGCCTTTCAGCTGCGCATTGCTCCGGCAAGCCCGCAGTTTCGCGCCCGAATCAGCTCGTTGAAAGAAGGATACCCATGATCCGCATAGATGTAAACATCGACACATCCGATCTCGAAGCCGCCATTTCCCACCTGCGCGAAAAGGCGCAGGACACCACGCCGATCATGCGCCGGTGCGCTGACGTACTGGCGGGGGCCGCCGAAGGCGCTTTTGACGATGAAGCCGATCCGGTGACGGGCGCGAAGTGGCAGCCGCTTGCGGCTTCAACGGCGGCGGCCCGTGCCGCCAAGGGGCATTCCGGCAAAATATTGCAGCTCACCGGAAGTCTCGCCTCTTCGCTTGAGCGCGACTTTGGGCGCACCTACGCCGTCGTCGGCACCGCCAAACCCTACGCGGCTGCCCACCAGTTCGGGGCTGTGACCAAACCGCATGTGATCCGGGCGCGCAACGGCAGAGCGCTCAAGATCCCCGGCGTGGGCTTCCGCCGTTCCGTCAACCACCCCGGATCGACCATTCCGGCGCGCCCCTTCCTTGGCATCGGCCCGGACGATGAAAAAAAACTGCTCGACATCTTCCGGGACGAGCTGCACAAGGCGATCTACGGCTGATCGCCGAATCGCCGTTTTCAGGGCCGTTTTTCTTCCCGGATGAAGAACGGCCCGCGTTTTCCCTTCACGCATTTTTTAACGGGGGTCTAACGGCCTTCATTCGCGTATCGCTTCTTTTTCTCCTCCCCCGTTTCCCGTCCGTACCCGCTCCCCCGCCTTTTCACCCGCTGACATGCGTCAACTGGCGCGCTTCCCGCGTCCTGCTACTCTGACGCCATGAGTACCGCATACACCTCCTTCATCGCCGCCCGCGTCCTGACCGATGTGGGCGGCCCCGCGCCCGGACGTATCCAGCTTTTTCCGATGGGCGAGTTTTCCGCCCGCGACGGAAGGCCCGGCACGCTCAAGGGCGTCAAAGCCAAGGCGTGGACGCTTACCTTTGACGATGCCGCCGCCGTGATCGCCCGCTGGCGACAGCGGGAGACGCCGCTTGTCGTGGACTATGAGCACCAGACGATAAACGCCGCCGAAAACGGCAAACCCGCCCCGGCGGCGGGCTGGATCGAGTCGCTGGAGGCGGGGGCGGACGGGCTTTACGCCACGGTCAAATGGACGGAAGCCGCCCGTGTCTTCATTAAAGCGGACGAATACCGTTACATTTCCCCCGTTTTTTCTTTTGACCCCGAAACCGGGGCCGTGCTCGAACTGAAAAGTGCGGCCCTGACAAACTACCCCGCGCTGGATGGTATGGACGCCGTGGCCGCGCGGACAGAGGAAGATTCACCTATGAAGAAAGAAACGCTTGAGGCGCTCCGGCACTTCTTCGGCCTTGCCGCCGACGCCGACGAAGACGCCGCCCTTGCCGCGCTCAAGGCGCAGGGCGACGGGCAGACGTTGACAGCCATGCTTACCGCCGCCAAGGAAGCCATCCCCGATCCCTCCAAGTATGTCCCTGCCGCCATACTCACCGCCGCGCAGGAAAAGAACGCGGCGCTGGCCGCAAAGGTCAAGGAGCTGGAAGGCAACGGCGCTCTCGCCGCGCTCACCGCCGAGATCGACGCGGCGCTGGCCGACGGACGTTTGCCGAAGTCTTGTGAAGCGTGGGCGAAGGCCACCGCGAAGACGCACCCGGACGCCGTCAAAAGCTATATCGCGTCTTCCGTTCCCCCCATCGCCGCTCTGACGTCCACCCAAACCGGGGGCACCCCTCCCGCCGGAACGCCGCATGTCGCCGCCCTGACGGATGAGGAGCGGTACGCCTGCGCACAGCTCGGCATGACCGAAGCGGAATTTCTCGAAGCCAAGAAAACGGAGAAAAAGTAAATGGCAATCGTAACTTCAAGCCTCATCCAAACCCTGCGCACCGGCTACTCGAAAGCCTTTCAGGAAGCCTTGGCGAAAGCGCCGACGCAATGGGCCAGCGTTGCGACGCGCGTACCGTCGGGCAACAGTTCCAACACCTACGGCTGGCTCGGCCAGTTCCCCAAGCTGCGGGAATGGACGGGCGATCGCGTCTTTAAGAGCATCAAGGAGCACGGCTACGCCGTGACGAACAAGCTCTATGAGGCCACGGTGGACATTCCCCGTACGGCCTTTGAAGACGACGAACTTGGTGTCTACTCGCCCCTGTTCTCTGAAATGGGCTATGCGGCTGCCACCCACCCGGACGAGATCGTCTTCGGGCTTCTGGCCGCAGGGAGAACCACGGATTGTTATGACGGCAAGAAGTTCTTCGCCGCCGATCATCCCGTCTATCCCAACGTCGACGGCACGGGTTCGGTTGTGAACGCCTCGAACCTTCTCCGGCCTGCGGCTGTCGAAAGCGTCGTTACAGACAAAACGGCATGGTACCTGCTTGACGTGTCCCGCCCTCTGAAGCCTTTTATCTTTCAGGAGCGCACCACGCCGGAATTGCAGGTCATCACGAACCCGGACAACGATACCGTCTTCATGAAGGACAAAATCCCCTACGGCATCCGTTACCGCTGCAACGGCGGGTATGGCTTCTGGCAGCAGGCCGTGTGCTGCACCGACGATCTCACCGCCGACAACTTCGAGCTTGCATTGGCTACCATGCAAGGCTTCAAGGCCGACGGCGGGCGGCCCCTTGGGCTTGGCTTCGGCGGTAAGGCCGGGACGTTGCTTGTCGTCCCGCCCACGCTGCAAGCCGACGCCCGAAAAATCCTTGTCGCCGAGCGCGACGACATGGGCGCGTCGAATATTTGGTTCGACGCGGCAACCATCGTAGTCTCGCCGTGGCTGGCGTAACCGCCTACGCCACCCCGGATCAGCTTGTCGCCCTGTTCGGTGAGGATGAAATGCTCACCCTCGCCGCCGGGGCGGACGGCGAGCTTGACGAAGCCCGCGTCACGGCGGCGATCGAGTGGGCGTCAAGCGAGGCGGACAGCTATCTGTCCGCCCGCTATCCGACGCCGATCAGTCCCGTGCCGCCCATTTTGACCAACTGCGTCGGCGACATCGCCCGCTATCGGCTCACCGGGCACAACACGCTGGAAAACGAGGTTATCCTGCGCCGCTATGAAAAGGCGATCGATTGGCTTTTGCGCATTGCGAAGGGGCTTGCCGATCTGCCGGGGCAGGACGCGGGCGGGGAATCCGGGGACGGTACGGACGGCGTAGGCATTACGCCGGGAGTAAGGGACTGGACATGATCGCAACCATTGAAACCGCCATTGTCGAAACCATCCGCGCGGCCCGCCTGCCGTACCTGCGGTATCTGGGCACCTACGGCGGGGAACTGGACGGCGAGCCGCAAAGCATCGTCCGGCAAACGCCCGCCGTGTGGGTGTCATACCGCGACGAATCCGCGCCCGATCCGCGCAATACGGGCCGCACACGCTGGACGGTCAAAGCGACGTTCTCCGTGCTGGCCGCCGCCCGCAGTCTCAAAAACGAGGAGGCCACCCGCCACGGCGACGCCGTGCAGGTGGGCAGCTACCAGATGATCGAAGACGTCCGGGCGCTGATCGGCTTCAACGATTTTGGGTTGTCCGGTGTCGACTACCTGCGCCCCGGACGCACTCGGACGCTGTTTAACGGACGGCTAGCCGCGTGCGGCATGTCAATCCTCATGCAGGAATGGACGGCGCTTTACGATCTGCGCGTCCGCGAGCCGGGGCAGCGGGCGCTTGACGCCCCGCCCGGCGCATATCTTCCCCCGGAAGGCACGCGGCTGCCGGGCGACGCCCACGCGAAAGACGATCCGTACCTCCCGCCACTGTCAGGATTCGCCCTGCGGTACTGGCTGAAATCGCCGCTTGATCCGGATACCGACGAACCGAGCGCCGTTGATCTTATAACCCTCAACATCAACAGAGCCGACGGCAGTCGCGGGCTGTAGCCCGCCTTGAGAGAGGCGAGCGCGCAGACGGAACTCGGTTCCGGCTGTATGGATGCGCGACGCCGAACGGCCAAAGGACACAACATGCTTACCGTGAAAGCCCGCCCCGGTGTTGCCGTGCCGATGGAGCATGACCCGCGCCGGTATATCACAGAGTCATCCGGCCCGGTCAAAGTGCCGGGGACGCCGTACTACCTGCGGCGTTTGCAGGACAATGATCTGGTGATCGTCCTGCCCGCCGAACGCGCCTACACACATGACGAGGAGACCGCCAATGGCTAGCGCGAACGTCAGTTTCGACAATATCCCGGCAAGCATCCGCAAGCCGGGAAAATACTTTGAGTTCAACACGAAGCTGGCCGTCCGCACGCTGGCGACCAACCCGCAGACGGTTCTGATCATCGCGCAGAAAACCGCCGACGGCACCGCCACGGAAAACGTCCCCGTGCAGGTCTTCGATACCGACACGGCGGGGAAGCTGTTCGGGGTCGGCTCGCAGGCCGCCCGCATGGTCCGGGCCGCCATGCGCGCCTACGGCTACGTCGATCTGTCCGTCCTGCCCATTGCCGACGACAGCGCGGGCGTTGCCGCCTCCGGTTCTCTCAAGCTGACGGGCGACGCTACGGCGCAGGGCGTCATCACGTTGACGGTTGCGGATACGGAAGTGTCCGTTGCAGCCGCAGCCGAAGATTCCGCCGCGTCGCTGGCGACGGCCCTTGCCGCCGCCGTCAATGCTGAAAGGGACTTGCCGGTCACGGCGCAGGCCGCCACGGGCACCGTCACGCTGGCCGCGAAAAACAAGGGCACACTCGGCAACGGGATCGTTCTTGCGTACAGCAACACCGTTCCCGGCATCACGCCGACGTTGACCGCCATGACGGGCGGGCAGAAAGACCCGGACATCGCCGAAGCGCTGACCGCCGTCTTTGCCGCCGACTATACGATCTATTGCGTGCCGTGGGCGGTACAAGCCCCGCTTGCCGCCCTGCGCGAGCATCTGGACAATGTGGGCGGCCCGATGGAGCAACGCGGGGCGATCGGCGTCTACGCTTCCACGGGTACGCTGTCAGCCGCAACCACGCTTGCAGGCCAGCTCAATTCGGGCCGCATCACCGGGGCGCTTTTGCCCGGTTCCACCACGCCGCCCGAACAGATCGCCGCAGCCTACGCTGCCGTCTTGGCAAGCGAGGAAGACCCGGCGCGCCCGCTCAACACCTTGGTACTCACGGGCGTGACCGTGCCGCCCGTGGCCTCGCGCTTGGGCCGCACCGAGCAGGAGGTCTGCCTGAAAAACGGCGTAACCCCGCTGGAAGCCGGGCCGGGCGACGTCGTCCAGATCGTCCGGGCTATCAGCACATACACCGTCAACGCGGAAGGCACGGCGGACGTGTCGCTTTTGGACATCACGACGATCCGGACACTGGACTATGTGCGCAAGGCGATCCGGGAGCGCATTTCCCTGCGCTTCCCCCGCGAAAAATTGTCCACCCGCACGCCCCCGAAAGTGCGCTCGGAGATCCTCGATGTCCTGCGCGGGCTTGAAAGCCTTGAGATTGTCGAGGAAGTGGACGCCAACGCCGACGGCGTGGTGGTTGAGCGTGATCTTCAGGATGCGAACAGGCTCGACGCCAAAATCCCCACCGACGTCGTCAACGGCCTGCACGTCTTCGCGGGCCGCATCGATCTTTTGCTGTAAAAGGAGGCGCATATGGCGCTTGAAGAATATGTCGGCGCGGTTGTCGTCGAAATCGACGGGCGGGAGATTGAAGCCTTTTCTTGTTCCCCGTCCGCAAATACGGGCCGCAAGCCCGTCAAAACCATGAACCGCACACAGCGGATCGCCGGGTACACCAACGGCGTCTATGAGTACACCCTTGACCTGTCCGTCCCGGTTGAAGCCGACGGCGACACGATCGACTGGGAAAACGTTATTGACGCCAAGGTGGTCATTTACCCCGTAAAGGGCAACCGCCGCACGGCCTATACCGGGTGCGTTGTGACGGAAGTGGGCGAGCAGTACGAAACCGAAAACGAAGCAAAACGCGACATCAAGATGTTCGCGCAGGACAAAAAGGAAGAGTAGCGCATGGATACGATTAAAGGGCAATTTGCGATCGGGCTGTGGGACGATAAGAGCAAGGCGTTCCAGCGGGATTTCGAGATGCGTCTTGCTACGCTCGAAGACACTGAGAACGCGCTTGAAGACACGCCCGAGTATGCCAGCACGGCGCGCATCCGGCGGCACGAATGGGCGGCCTGCCTGCTTTCCGTCGGCTGCATCCCCGGCGACGAGATAACGCCGGAGCGGCTGGCGGAGCTGGCCAGCGTCGAGTTCGGCATCCTCGCCGACGCGCAGGATCGGCTTGTAAAAAAGCTCAGCGGCGGGAAAAGCGCCTCGCCGACGTCCGCCTGACCATCGCCGCGCTTGTCCGGCACGGTTTTTCCCCCGCCGACGTGCGGGGGATGACCGGGCCGGAGGCGGTCAGTTACCTTGAGATCTTTTACCCGAACCCCGACAAGGGCAAGAAAAAATACATCTCACTGAAAAGAAAGAGGAAAGGCAATGGCCCGCGATCTGGAAGTCGAAGCAAGGCTGACGCTGAAAGACGATCTCAGCAAAAAGGCCGGGACAGCGCTTGACGCCGTCAGCAAAAAGGCGCGCAACGCCGGGAAGGCCGCCGACGCGCTGGCGGCTACGAAAAAGGACGCGGGGGCGCAGGCGTACGAGCGGACGGCGCAGGCCGCCGACAAGGCCGCCACCGCGATCGACAAGGTGGCCCGCTCGGCGGATCGGGCGCGGGACGCCAGCGGGCGGTTCGTCAGCGGTTCCGGCTCCGGGCTTGGGCGCGTGGCGCAGGACGCCGCGCGGGCCGAGCGGAGTATGGGGCGTCTCGAAGCAATGGCCCGGCGTACCGGCACCGCCCTTTCCAAAATGGGCGGCGCTATGGGCACCGCGCGCGACGTCGGGGCCGGGCTCATGGCTGGCGGGTATGTGGCGGCACGGGCGGTGCAAAAGCCGATCGCCTATGAAAAACAACTCGCCGGAATGGCGAATGTCGCCTACTCGGATCGTGGTGTCAAGGGGCGCATTGCAGGCATGAAGGAACTTGATGCGGTCATTGCGGCTTCCGTGCGGGAAGGCGGCGGAAGTCGCGAGCAGGCAGCAGGAGCGCTTAATTCCATGCTCGCCGCCGGTACTGACATTGAGACTGCAAAGAACCTGTTGCCTGTTGTTCAAAAGGCCGCCACGGCTGCGCAGGCCGATCCAAACGAGTTGGCGCTGGTGTTGGTCAAGGGGATTCAGCAAGGCCAATTCAAGCCCGAGCAAGCCAAGGCGGCGCTGGAAAAAGCTATCCGGGCCGGTGAAGCCGGGCAGTTTGAACTCAAGGACATGGCCCGGTGGTTGCCGCAGATCATGGCGGCGGGCAAGGGTATGAAGGGAATGGAGGGGTACGAGCAGCACCTTGCCAATCTGCAAGCCGTCGCTCAGGTGACGGGTAGCAGTGATCAGGCGGGCAATGCCTACTTCAATCTCCTTGGCAAACTGACTGCCCCGGACGCCGCAAAGAACTTTGAAGACTTCGGCGTCAATCTGCCAAAGGAATTGTCCGCCGCCGCACAACGAGGGGAAGATCCCGTATCGGCCTTTGCCCGCCTCGTCGAGCAGCGTGTCGTCAACACGAATAGAAGCTACAAGAAGATCAAGGCGCAGCTTGCAACCGCCAAAGGAGCCGACCGCCAAGCCTTATTGCAACAAGCGGCGGAGATTTTGCAAGGTTCCGCTGTGGGGCGCATCATTCAAGACAGGGAAGCCATGCTTGGACTTGTCGGTGTAATGAATCAGGGAGCGACGAAGCGTGACGTGCTGGATCAACTCAAAGAGGCGGACGGGGCTATTGATACATCTTATAGTGTCATGGCTTCCACAACCGACGCGCAGCTCCAGCAAGCGGCCAATGAAAAAGACATTGCCGCCAGCGACGCCTTTTCCGAAGTCAAACCGCATATCGACAACATGCTTACCGGCTTGCGTGACGCGGCACAGGAATTTCCCCGGCTGACGACGGTTGTCTATGAAGCCGCGACGGCCCTTGGCGTATTCGCCGCCGTCGGCATGGCGTGGGGCGGCTCCCGGATGCTTCGCGGGGGAGGCGGAAAGGTGCTCGGCGGGGCGGGCAAACTTTTGGGCGGGGCAGGGAAAACCGCCGTTGAGGCTGGCGGCAAGGCGACCCTCGCCAAGACCGCCGCCGATGTGGGCGGCAAGGCCGTACTCAAGGGGACGGCGCTGGAAGCCGGGGGCAAGGCGGTTGCAGACGCCACGGCGAAGACGGTAGCGAAAGAGACCGTACAGGCCGGGGCAAGGACGCTCGGCAAGGGATTTCTTGGGGCCGAGTTTGCCATGTCCGCCTATGACATTTGGCAGACTGAGAACGACCCGAACCTGACGCGCCAACAGAAAGATCAGGCGAATATGGCTACCTACGGCGGTTTTGGTGGTGCGCTTGCCGGGGCGGCTGCGGGCGCTTCCGCCGGTTCCGTCGTGCCGGTGATCGGGACGACGGCTGGCGCGCTCATCGGCGGCCTGCTCGGCTGGTGGGCGGGGCGTGAGGCCGGGGAAGGCGCGGGCAAGCTTATTTACAGCGATCCCGTGTCAAAAGCCCAAACCGAGGAACGTCAGCCGATCGAGCTGAACGCGAAACTTGCCCTTGAGGTTGACGGTCTGACGCTCGCGGAAGTCATGGAAAAGTATCAAACCGAATACAATTTTAGGTCAAACTGATGGGCTGGAAAACCGAACTTCTCGACGCCTCTTTCCGGGGCGTCACGTTTGAAGTCGAATCAGTGCAGGACGACGGGGAAAAGTCCATCGTCGTGCATGAATACCCGTACCGGGCCGGGGCCGAGATCGAAGACCTTGGGCGCAAGGCCCGGCGCATCCGCATCACGGCCTTGTTCTGGGGTGAAGACTACCTTTCCGGCGTGGCGTCCCTCGTCAAGGCGTTTGAGGAAACCGGCAAGGGCGAGCTGATCCATCCGGTCTTCGGCTCCGTACAGGTAGCGATCACCCGCTGGGGCATTCCGCACAAGGCCGACGATCCCGATTACGTCGCCCTTGACTTCGAGGCCGTCGAGGCCGAACTGGACAACCCGTTTTTCGACTATCAGTCTCCGCGCGCCGGGGCGGAGCAGGCGCAGGCGGTGCTTGACGCAAGCATTGCCGACGCGCTTTCTTCCGCCGCTTCAACGGTACGCGACAAGCTCGCCGTGGCGCAGGAATACGCTCAGGCCGCCCGCGCCCGCGTGGAAAACGTACTGTCAGCCGTGCTCGACATATACGACGTGGGGCAATCCGTCGTCCGATCCGCGCTTTCATACGTCAACTACCCCGCCGCGTTCATGTCGGATTTGCTCGCCGTGCAGTCAAAGATCACATCCGGCGTCGATCTGTCCGGTTCCTTTTCGGCGTGGACCCGGCTTTCGGATTCCTTCCCGCGCCTTGGGCGCACCGGCGAGACCGTCAAGAGCGAGCCGGTCGTGGGCGGCGTCTCGTCCCGCGTACAAGGCTACGTGTCCGGCGGCGCGGATGGACGCGCCGAGCCGGTGCTTGCCGTCAAAAAGGCCCCGGCAAAACAGCCCGTGCCGTCTTTGACGCCCCCGGCCCCCGGCGCGGGGACGGTGGAAGACGTGCCCGTCATGGCGGCGACGGTGACGCAGGCCGCACAGCTTGCGGAAGCCGCCGGGGGGATGCTCGCCGACGAACTGGATGATCCGGTGATGACTCCGCAAGAAATCGAGGCCGTGGTCGGCAATGTCCGCGAACGGGTACAGGATTCCATTGACTGGGTCCGGGCCGTGGCGGACACGGAAACGGCCTACGCGGCCTCTGAATCCCTGCGTACCATTGCCGACGCCGTGCAGACGTTGGGGGCCAAAGTTTTGGAGACGCGCCCGCCGCTTGTCGAGCACATCGTCGAGACGGAGTGCAACGCACATCTTCTTGCTCACAAGCTGTACGGCGACTTTGCCCGTGCGGCGGAAATCGTCCGGCTGAACCCGCAGATCCGCAATCCGAACTTTATAGCCAAGGGGCAGGCCCTCCATGTCTACGCCGACTGACGCCGACCGCGTGACGCTGCATATCGCCGGGCACGTGCACGGCGACTGGTTGAAGTACAGCATCGATTCCGATTTCTTCACCCCGGCGGACGGCTGGAGCGTGTCTTTGGGCACGCCAGCAACGGCGTTGCCGGAATACCTCCAGCCGTGGGCCGAAGTGCAAATCCGCGTCGGCGACGAGCTTGTCATGTCCGGGCGCGTCGATCGCGTGCGGCACGCTTTCCGCAAAGGCGAGCATGTGCTGGACATTCGGGGACGTGACGGGGCCGCCGTACTGCTTGACTGCTCGGCCCCCATTTTCGTCAGCCGTGAAATCACCTTGCCGGAAGCCGTCGCCACCGTGGCCCGACCCCTTGGCATCGCCGAGCTCGACATCGCCGGGCGTGACGCGGCTTTCGTCAAAGTGACGGTCGAGCCGGGCATGTCGGCATGGGAAGTCATCCAGCAGGCCGCCGAAGCAAGCGGCCTGTGGCCGTGGTTCACCCCGGACGGGACCCTCAAGATCGCGGCCCCGGATTACACCACGCCGCCCGTCGCGGCCCTGATCATGCGGCTGGACGGCAAGGGGAACAACGTGATCGACATTGAGATCGATAAGGGCTGCGAGCGGCGCTACTCCGAAGTGACGGTCCTCGCACAGGGGGCCGGGACGGAAAAGAAAAAGAGCAAAAACGCCATGAAGGGCAAGGCCACGGACCCCAATGTAAAGTGGCACAGGCCGTTGATCGTCTCCGAAGGGTGCCTTGATTCCCCCGGCGACGCCCTGAAAAAGGCCAAGAAACGGCTTGCCGACGGCGTGATGGACAGTTTTACCATTACCGCGAAAGTCCGGGGCCACCGCACAAGCGACGGGAAGCTGTGGGAACCGGGCCAGCGCGTCACTTTGAACGGCGACAAGCACGTTTATTTTCTCACCCGGCGCACGTTCAACGGCGGGCGTGACGGCACGACCACTACGCTCGTTTTAAAGCCCGACGGGGTTTGGTTGCCGGATACCAGCAAGAAGGGCAAGCGCGGGAAGAAGGGCAAAAAGCCCTTCTCAGGCTCATGGGACTATGGAGACAAGCTATGACCACCGCGCAGATGATCAAGGATGCCATTGCCCGCGCGCTCGCCGCCGTGCGCCTTCCGTTCCGGGCCGTGCTTGGCGGGCTGAACGGCAAGCCCGGCGTACAGCTTGCGCAAGGCGACGCCCTGAACGGCGAAAAACTGGAAGCGTCGGAAGTTTTTCAGCAATTCGGCTTTACGTCCGGGGTTCCTGCGGGTTCCGAGCTTATCGTTTTACCCTTGGGCGGCAAGACGGCGCACAGCGTCATTATAGCGACTGAAAACGGCGCGTACCGTGTGCAGGTCGGCGGTGGTGAAGTGTGCGTCTACAACCAATGGGGCGCGAAAATCACCTTGAAAAAGGAAAAGATCATCGAAGTGGACTGCGATCACTTTATCGTGAAAGCCAAAGAAGACGTGCTGATGCAGACAAAAAGCTACACGGTGCAGGCGGACGCGGGCGTCACCTACCAGACGCCCGGCCTTGCCTATGGCGGGACCGCAGGCCGCAGCCGCGCCGCCGGGCGCACCGTGGCCCGCATCACCGGCGATATGCATCTCGACGGCGAACTCACAACTACCGGCGATCAGACGGCGGCGGGCATCTCCACCGCACATCATACCCACCGGGGCGACAGCGGCGGCACAACCAGCGAGCCGCAATAACCGCCTTTTCTTCCACTCACCCGCTGACATCCGTCAACTGGCCCGCGTCCATGCGTTTGGTACTATCCGCGCATGGACGCTTTTCTTGATCCCTCTTCCGGCGATTACACCGGTGAACGCATCGCAACGCTGGCGAACGCCGTCTACTTGCGCCTGATGACGCCCCTCGGCGGTTGGTGGGCCGATCCGTCTTTGGGCTCGCGCCTGCATGAGCTGACGCGCGAAAAAGACGTGCCCCGCGTGCGCACGCTGGCCCGGCAATACGCCGAACAGTCCCTTGCCCCGCTGGTCAATGACGGGCGGGCGCGTTCCGTCAGCGTCACCGCAGACATGCCGCATGACGGGCGGTGCCTGTTGCATGTTGAAGTGGTCGACCTGACGGGCCGCCGTTCCTTGTACTCATACCCGGTCAAAGTGAGCTGATATGCCGTACACGCCCCCCGATTTTGCGACGATCCGCGAACGTATGCTGCGCGACGCCCGCAACCTCGATCCCACGGCTCCAACGGGTGGAGACAGTGATCTTTTTATTCGTTCGTCCTGCACCGCTTCGGCTGTTGAGGGGCTTTACGACTATCAGTCATGGCTTGCCCGCCAGCTTTTGCCCGATACCGCCGATACCGAGCATCTGGAGGCGCACGCGGGCTTGCGCGGCATCGTCCGCAAGGTGGCCGTGGCCGCCTCGGGAACCGCGACGTTCACCGGCACGCCGGGCGTCGTCTTGCCGTCCGGGGCAAGCCTGAAAAGCGCCGCAGGCACCCTATACCAGACCACGGCTGACGGGACCGTCGGCGGCGGGGGAACCGTGACCGTAGCCTGTGCCGCCGCCACCGCCGGAGCCGTGCCCGATCTGATCGGCGACACGGTGACGCTTATGCAGCCGCCTACCGGGATTGAAGCCGTCGGCACGGCCACGATCACCGGCGGCGCGGACGCGGAAAGCGACGCTTCGCTTCTGTCCCGACTACTTGACTACATGCGCAACCCGCCGGGCGGCGGAAATGCCGCCGATTATCGCCGGTGGGCGAAATCCGTAGCGGGCGTCGGCGAAGCGTATGTTCACCCGCTTCGTCAGGGAGCCGGAACCGTTGACATTATTATTACGGGCGACGGCGTCATTGCTTCTGATGAAGTTGTGCGGGCGGCGCAGGCGTATATCGACGAACAGCGCCCCTGCACGGCAAAGGCGTCGACCGTGATCGCGGCTGTGGCGCTCATCGTGGACGTAATGCTCAAGGTCGCACCATCCACGGGCTACACGCTTCAAGCGCTCGCGGCCCCGGTACGCGAAGCCGTGCAAACCGTCTTTGCGGACTACCAGCCCGGCTCTCGCGTCTACCTGTCGGCGCTGATCACCGCCGCGTCTACAGTTCCCGGCGTCGCTGACGTGAGCGTCGCCGTTCCTGCGGGAACGATCACCCCGACGGCGATCCAGTGGCCCATGTGCGGCACGGTGACGCTGGAGGCGGTGTAATGGGACACGCAACCCTTTTGCGGCGGCTTTTGCCGCCCACAAGCTACGATCCGAACGGCGCGCGCCTTGGCGTATCAGTCGACATGGAAGGGAAGGAGCTTGATCGTGTGCTTGCCGACGCGCCGCACGCCGTCGGCGCGCTCCGGCCATTCACATATCAGGAGTGGCTCGAAGACTATGAGCGCGTCTACGGCCTGCCTGACGCTTGCTTACAGTACGGTTCCCTTTATCAGGATCGGCTCGGCTTCATCGCGCTGGCCCTGCGTGAGCGCGCAGGCATTTCGATCGGCTGGCTCGTCCGATACGCTGCCCTCGCCGGGTACGACGTCACGATCTCGGAATTTTCCCCATTTGTCGCCGGTTCCCGCGCCGGTGACGCGCTGACGAACGGCGCATGGCTCTACGCTTTTACCGTCCACGCCGCAGGCGAAATCGCGCGGCGGTTCTGTGCCGGACGCTCGGTCGCCGGGGAGCCGCTTGCGGATTGGGGCGAGGGGCCGCTTGAATGCATCATCAACAAGTACAAACCGGCGCACGCCGTGGCCCTGTTCGCTTACGGCGCGTAAGGAGACAAAATGCATCGCATCGACACTTCAACGGCAACCTCTGACGGCCTTTTTACCGAAGGCGATCCGCTTGTTCCGACCCCGGCAACCGTTGTTTCGGCTGACTGGCTGAACAGTGTACAGGAAGAACTTGCCACTATCGTGACAAATGCCGGTCTTGAACTGCAAAAGGCGGATAATACGCAAGTACTCACAGCCATTTTGCAGATTATCGCACGTCAAAGTTCCGAGCTTGAGCGCCTGCGCCTGCTTAAAATCGGTTGTCCGATGTATTGGCGCAG